GTCCCCGGGTAGACGACGAGGAACGGCAGGACGTTGATGGGCGGGTCGAGCGCTTCCCAGCGCGGCACCTCGACCGCTCCGCTGTTCGTCAGCATGGTGTAGGGCTCGGTGAGTTCGTACGTGAGCATCTGCTCGATGCGCTCGCCCATGAGCGTCGGCCCGCCGCCGTCCGAGTTCGGCCACGCCTTGGTGAGTGACGTGTGGTCGATGTACTCCTTGACGTCGGTGGCGAGGAAGATGGCGTTGTCGCGCACCGTCTCGACGCGGCGGAGCGGCCCCTCCCACACGCGGTCATCGCCGCGGTGGATGACGACCTCGTACCGGCCCGTGGCGGCGGCGACCTCGCGCACGATGTCGGCCTGCTCCTCGCACGCGCGACCGTTCAGCGTGAACTGCGCCGACGACTTGGAATCGCGCTTGCGACCCCACTCGATGGAGCCGATGTCCACGAGGTTCTCGACATGCCTCGAACCACCGCGATCCTTGATCGACACGCGGTGGTTCGAGATGCAGGGGCCGTACCGTCCGTCTGCCACGTCATTCCCTCACCGTCAGTCCAGCCGTCACGACGAGGTTACCGGGGGTCGAGTCCAGCGCGGTGTCCAGGCTGATGAGCCAGCAGATGCCGCACGAGATGGTCGGCCACGTCGCGGGCACGCCGCCTGTGCCGCGCAGGAGGCTGTCAGCGGCGATGGCGGGCGAGCCCGTGGGCACCTCGGCCCACACGCGCTGAGACACGCCCTCCAGTGTCATCGTCGTGTTGGCCGGGACGAACGTCACCACCTGCTCGAACTCCCACGAGGCCGGGTCGAAGTCCAGCGGCGGCGTGCAGTCGGGGTTCGCGTACCAGCGGATGCGCACCTGGCTCTCGGCCTCACCGAACGTCTGGAGCGTGACGGTCGGGGCCGCGGCCAGGTGCTCGGGCACGAGGCCCGCGTCGATGGTGTACCACGTGCGCCGCCATGAGCCGATGGGCGTGATGCAGTCGTCCTCGATGGCGGGCGGCGCGGGCGGGATCGGGAGCGGCGGGCAGTTCGGGTCTTGGAGCGGGTTCTGCTCAGCCTGCGGGATCGCCTCGCGGAACGACGGCGAGATGTACCGCTCGTCCTCCCAGCCGTAGATGAACTGCGCCGTGCTCTCGGTGTCGCCGTCGAAGTACGGGTAGAGCGTGCCCGTGCTCGCCATCGCGGCGTCAGCGGTCACCGTGTCGCCAGCCGCCATCATCGACGTGCTGGGCGGGTCGGTGAACACGACAGCGCCGCGCACAGCGCCAGCGGGAGCCTGCGCGAGCACGCTCAGGCGCGTCGGCGTGTCCGCGGCCACGTTCGTCGCTGTGCCGATGGACGTGCCAATCTCGACGCCGCTGGCGTTGTACCAGACCCACATCGCCGCGAGCATGCGAGCGCGCGACGCCTCGACCCAGATGGAGCCCATGTAGAAGCCGCCGACCGTGACAGCCGCCCAGCCGTCCACGCCGTCCGTGCCGCCGCGGAAGCCGTTGTCCGTCGCCGCGGTGAGCATGACGTACTGGACAGCCCAGTCGCCCGAGTTGCCGTTGGGCTCGATGCCGCCCGCGATCTGGTACTGCGCGGCGGTGCCGCCCGAGTCCACGACAGCCTCAGCGCCCGACAGCCAGCCGACAGCGCCACCCGTGAGCGTCTGCGCCTGCGACGTGCTCGCGCCTGCCGTGCTCGTCCACGTGTAGTTGGTCGTGGGCGTGTCGGTCGTGTCGCCGTTCCAGAACGACCCGGGCGAGGCGTTCGGCTGGGGCTGAGTGCGGGTGATGACGTTCGAGGTCGGCGTGGTGTAGGAGCCGATGGCCGCGGTGACGCGCCACTCGTACGTCTGGCCCGGGGTGAGGCTCGTGATGGTCTGCGTCGGGTTCGCTGAGCCCGTCGCCGCGTTCGTCCACGAGCCGCCAGGAGTGCGGCGCTGGATCGTGTACGAGTCCACCGACGAGATGCCGCTGGGCGGCGTCATGACGACCACGGCCTGCTTGCCCGTCGCGTCGGGCGTGACGGACACGAGCGTCGGCGGCGTGCTCGGGAGCGTGGTGAACGAGGTCGTGGGGCCGTATGCGCCGATGCCGTCAGCGTTGCGAGCGCGGACGCGGGTGTAGTAGGTCGTGCCCGGGTCGAAGATGTTGAGGTCGCGCGTGCGGCTCGTGCCCACCCAGTCCTGGTACACGTGGCTGGCGAAGTTCGACACCGTGGAGACGTAGAGCCCGTAGTCGGTGATGTCGGCGTGGCCGCGCGACGACGCGGGCCAGGTGAAGCGCGCGCCGGTCGGCGTGAGGTTCGACACGGTGACCGTGCCTCCCGCTCCCGGAGCCTCGGGGATGCGCGCCACGGGCACGTAGATGTCGATGGTCGTCGGCCCACCGAGTCCGCTCGTGTTCGAGTCGTTCATCGTGAAGTAGAAGCGGCGGTAGGCCGCTCCCAGGTTGCCGTTGCCGTCGTGCGCGATGGGGCCGCGGCCCGACGACCACAGCGTGTAGGTGCCCGCGCCCGACACGGCGAACGACCCGCTGTGGCCCACGCCTGCCGCGTTGCCCGACCAGCCGATGCCGCCCGAGTACGTCGGGCTGGAGGTGTTGATGACCTGGAACGAGAAGTTGTAGGTGGTGGTGTCGGAGGAGTAGTCCTGCGAGTACGTGACGTTGATTCGGAGGGTGCCCGAGGTGCCGGTGCCCTTGTCGTAAGTAGCCATGTCCCCTCCTACGGAACGGTCAGGCCGAAGGCGTCGGCGTAGAGGCGGATGTCGTCACCGGACACGGCGTCGATATTGGGGAGCGTGACCGCGATGCGCGCGACGGTCGCCGTGGGCGGCTTGGTAAGGCCGGGGGCCGAGATGTTGCCGCCGTTGACCGGAATCTGCCCGAGCGGCGCTGTGCTCACCGTCGTGGTCGCTGTGCGCCACTCGACCTCAGCGGAGATGGGGTCCGTCGTCGGTGTGCCAGCGAACACGAGCGCCGCGGCCCAGATCGAGATGGACGGCGCGGAGCCCGCGGGCACGGTGCCCAGCGGCACGTCGTAGTAGAGCCGGATCGAGCCGTCCGTGACCGTGCCCGTCGCGAGCAGGCGCACGCGCGCCGAGTTCGGGCCGACAGCGGCGATGTCCGACGACTTCGCATCGGTCAGGCCCGCGCCGATGTTCGCCGCTGTGCGCGCCCAGCCGGTCGGCAGGGCGCTCGCGGAGCCGCCGTACTCCGCTGAGCCGTTGTAGGCGTACTGCGTCGCCACGACAGCGGGCACGCCGTCGCCCTCCTCGCCCGAGGGGCGGCGCATGAGGTTGAACGGGATGTCGTCGTAGGCCGTGAGCACAGCGCCCGTCGATTCGGCCTCGAAGGTCTGACCCCACACGAACGGCGACTCAGCCGTGAGGATGTACTCGACCACGACGACGTAAGCGCCGCTGACCGTCTCGTACTCCTCAGCGATGATCGGGGACGACGTGCAGGCGACATCGTGCAGGTAGCGCCGGTACGGCGCGGTGGCCGCGGCGTAGTCCGTCTCCCCGGGCTCCAGCGCGGGCGGGCAGTCGATGAAGAACGCGAGGTCGCTCGTGCCGCAGGCGTTGCCGTGCCGCGAGCAGAACGACTCGCCCAGCGCCGCCTTGAGCCACGCGAGGCCGTAGTGCGTCGCGGCGCGGCCACAGCCGATCAGCATGGTGCGCACGCGCACCGAGCGCGTCGCGTAGTGCGGCGAGCCGATGACGCCGCCGTAGCCGACCGACTCGGTGACGCCCGCCGTCATCGTGCCGTCCGTGATGCCCTTGACGCTGAGCAGGTAGAAGCCGCCGAACTGCTGGCTGAACGGGTTGCTCTGGTCGTACCACGGCGCGAACGACAGGTCGCCGCACGAGTACGGCGGCTCGTCGGTCTCGGCGGGCGTGAGGATGACGTTCTCCTGGAGCGTGCTCGTGCTCGCGTCAGCCTCGCCGTTCCACCTCGTGCGCCAGGTTCCCGGGTCGAGGCTCGGCGGCGTCGCGCGCCCATCGAAGTACGGCCCGGTGTAGTTGCCCTCGATGATCGCCACGTCATCGAACCAGATGTCGGGCTCGCCCACAGCGCCGCCGTGATAGAGCCGCAGGTAGCCCCAGCCCGTCGCGCCAGGCGTGAAGACGATGCGGAGTTCGTAGTCGCCAGGCTCGTCGGGCGCGTACGTCGTCTGAGCCGTCGCTCCCTCCTGCGCCACGTACCAGAGCCCGCCGCGCGAGGGAGCGGACGCCACCTCCTTGTGCACCGTCACGATGGCGGTGTACGTCTGCCCGCGCACGAGCGCGCCGATGGAGGAGAGGTCGATGTAGCCGCTCCCGGCTGTCGGGTACTTCGCGATCATGCGGTTGCTGAACGCGCCCGAGGCCGACCAGCGGGACGAGCGGATCGGCGCGATGGTCGCGTTCGAGGGCGCGGAGCGACGACCCGACAGGATCGAGGCCGAGTTGTTGGCCGCACCCGTCCAGGTGGCCGTGAGGTCGGCGTCGCCGGAGCCTGCCACGGGGTCGAAGTACGTCGGCAGGGCTGGAGCCTTGACAGCGATGGGCTTCGACACGCGGAACACGCCGCCGAGCGACACGCCTGTCACGTGCAGGCGCGGTTGCATGTAGGCCACGCCAGCCTGCGCTGTCTGGCCGATGGCCTGGACATCCTTGGTCTCGCCGGGGTTGATCGTGACGAC